CCTTCTATATCAATCATAAAACGAGTCATTTGTTCTGAATATAAAGTTAATGGATATTTTTTATTAATGGAATCCCAAATTAATGGTATAATACTACCAGTAGAATTAATAACATTACCATATATCGCGGTAGATAAACGCACATTAGACTTTTCAGCATTAACTATGAATGACTCACCTGCTACAAATTTCATTGCGCCATATAATGTAGTTGCTGCTCTTGATTTATCCGAGGATACGAAACATGCCGCTTCAAAATTATTATCTTCTGCTGCTCTTCTTGAATTAATAGCACCATCTATAAGAACTTTAACAGATTCTTCAACATTCTGATCTACAGCTCCAATTTGTTTTAAAGAAGCAGCAAATATTCCTATATCATGTCCAAAAGCAGAACGGGTTAATAAATCATAATTACGAATATCTCCTATTACACATTTAACATTAGGAAATTCTTTTTTTAAGTAATAATGTTTTGCTTCATCTCTGGAGTAAACAGTGATTTTATTATTTTTATAATAGCGTTTAACTAAATTTTTACCTAGATATCCTGCTCCACCGGTAATAAATATTTTTTTTTCCTTTATCATAATGTATCGTAATAAGCATTTTGTTTTTCTTGTCTATCTATAGATTTTGGATGGTATAAAGATAACTGTTCAGTTGAAGGAATAGGGGCATATGTTTTAAACCCCTCTAAAACTTCGTGTACTTTATTTCTCCATTTAATTTCAGGTTTATTTTTCCATATACGCCATTGATAATCAGGATAATTTACCCACCCTTCATCATTAATTTTCCAACCCCATTTTTTAATATGTTCATCAGTTAACCCTTCTACTGTATTAACTCTGGGAACTAAATATACTTCATTATCAGGGTTATTACCCAATATTTCTGGAAGGTAACCTAATAATACTTCATGAGGTATTTCATCAGCATCTATTTGGAAAATATAATCTCCTGAACAATATTCTGTTAATTGGTTTTTCCAATTAGCAAAATGACCATCAAAATCAAATCCCCTCCATGTTTGTACATTAGGTAATTTATTAAATTTTAATAAATAATTTAATACCTCTGGGTCACCATTTTTATTATCATATAAGATAACTATTTCGTCTTTAGTCCTCTTTTTTTCTAATAAAAAAGGAATAAGTTTCTGTATTTCAAGAAACTCATTACATACTGTTATTGCATAACTTATTTTCATATTTACTCTGGTAATAACCCAATATACGAAAGAGCGTCCATAAAATCACGTTCTTTGAAATATTTTATAGTAGTCATATCTGCTCTATACTTTTCTCCTTTATATTTTTCTTGTTCTTCCTTTGGTATCTTAATGGCTTTTACGGCACCCCAATTCCAATTTTCTATATTCGTTCCTGAGGCAAATACCATTCCATTTTCTTTAACATTAACAATATTGGGTAGCCATATTAACTTAGTTTCAATATCAACCCATGCTAAATCTTTATAAATTTCAGGTAAAACACTTACTTGTTCTTCATAAAATTCAGAACCTTCTAACATTAAAGTATTAGTCCAAAAACCACAAGATAAACTATAATAATTAGTAATATCTTTATTTATTTCTGTTTTATAACATAAGTCACCTCCAGATCTGGGGCAATCTATTATTTCATCGAAATTCATATTAATTATAATTTTTTAAGTTTAGGTAAATCTAATTTAGGTAAATTTAATTCTATTTGTTGAGCTATTTCAGGTACTTTATTTTTATCATCTAGTATATTATGAATTAAAATATGCATTTTATCCCAACTAAAATTAGTTTTGACATATTGTTTTTGTTTTTTACCCTTTATAGAATATTCTTTATATTTTTTAAACATTCCCTTTAAAGAACTTTTTAAATCTTTAGGATCAACTTGAAACCATTTTGACTCAGCTGTTAACCAATTATTAACAGAAGAAGGATGAACATTTTCTAAATGACCTTTAAGTAAAGTAGTAAAACCCGTATTCAAAAAGTCTAAATGTCCTGACCAACCAGAAGCTATAATGGGTTTTCCTGTAGTACAAAATTCTAATAAGGGTCTACCAAATCCTTCCCCTTTAGTAGTTGAAACCATGGCTTTTACTTTAGAATGGTTATACAACTCATTCATTTCTTTATCAGTAAAATCACCATTTAAAAGATAGACATTAGGTAAATTTTTAGATTTTATACTACGTCTAATTTTAGCAATTTTATTTAAAATTTCTTCTCTACTTATGTAAGAAGAAGTTCCTACCGAGGCTTTTAAGATAAGAGCAGGTTTAGATCCCTTAATATCTTTAAAAGTTTCATAAAATTCTTTTACTAAAACACCTACATTCTTTCTATCATGCCCAAAGCTTCCTTGCATCCAATGTCCTACAAATAAATAACAAAATGATTCTTTAATATTAGATAAATCAATACTCTTAGTTGAATGTTTTAATGTTTTATAAGTATCTAAATTAACACCCTCAAATACAACTTCAATTGGTTTCTCTAATTTTAATACCCCAGATTTTTGGTTTGTTCTTTTATCAATCTTATCAAATGAAGCATTTTCAAATACTGTCTTTGCATGATTTGAAGAAACCCAATTTAAATTCATTCTATTTAACCCTTCAACCCATTCTGGTTTTGTTTGATCCGATTCTATACCTGCTGTTACTCCTATATTAAATTTACCCACAGGTTGGAATTCATTTGGTATAGTTATTTGCATCCAATAATCAACTGGGGTTTGTTGCCATTCTCTATTACCTAAGTAATTAAGTAAAAAGGTCCATTCAGGATGTTCTTTACAAAAACCCCATGAAGTATCTCCCCATCTTTGTGATAATAATTCAACTTGATATTTATCACTTTTTATAAGGGATTTAATAATGTCACGTGAACGTGCTCCATACCCACTATAGGTATCAAAAGGGGATGAAATTACAAATCTTGGTTTATTCATTAATATATTATTTTATGGGTTAAAAAATTTCCTTTATATTCATTAGCATTAATTAATTCATATTTTTCTCTGGATTTAAAGGTATTAAATAATTCATCAAATGCCTCTATTACTCTATTTGATTGGTGGTCAGAGGTAAAACCTGCTTCATCACTTAAAGCCCATTCTCTACCTTTTAAACCTCTAACTTTACGTTCTTTACTACTTAGATTATATATTTCTTTAATTCTTTCACAAGCATCTTCCCATTTACATCTATCATCAAAAATATAAGGTGTTGAAGGTGAGCCTTGGATAGATCTACTTGAGGGGTAAACTGGGAATACCCATTCCCCATGCTTCTTATATGTACCTCTGTGGTTAGATGGTATATCAGAATCAGGTTTAAACCATTTACCATCATTATCTATAAATCTCATCTGATCTTGCATCCCTCCTGTAACATTTGCTATATAAGGTGTTCCTGCTAACATTGCTTCTGTAATAGTTAAACCCCAACCTTCATTTGAAGTTAATAAAATTTGAACATCCGCTATATTATATAAATAGTTTAGTTGTTTTTCTGAAAACTTATTTTCTAATATAATACAATTATCTAAATAATTTTCACCTAAAATATATTCTCTAACTTTATCTAAATCAGTACCTGCATCAGTAATAACTTCGGTTTTTAATATAAGTTTACATTTTTCAGCTTTTTCTTTGGGTAATGAATCTAAAAATGATCTAAAAGCTAATATAGTATCGGGGATTTGTTTTCTTCGAATATTTCTAGAATTAAATAAGACTACAAATTCGGGTTTATCACCTCTAAATAGTTCTTTTTTAAAATTCTTAAATTCGTCTGTTTCTTCAGTTAAAGGGAAGTAAATATTAGGGTCTTTACCATGAGGGATATATCTAAATATTTTATCTTTTTTACAGTCTTTTAATACTATTTTATTAATATTTACTGTTTGTTTTGAAATACCCATTAGTAAATCACAAGCCTCATAATATGGTTTATTGTACATTGGGGCAGGATAATCATCCCAAATATTTAAATAGGCAATAGGAATTTTTTTACGAATTTCCTGTTCCATATTGAATATGTAAGTAAAATATCTAGGGTCTGTAAATAACATAATAGCATCTGGGTTCTCTATGCTAATTATTTCCCTTAATATTCTTGAATCACCATAACCATCAGTTGGGTATAACATTACAGATGAATCCTCTATATTTACTTCATCATTAGTACTTGAGGATAAATCTAACCTTTTACCTTTTTCTGGGTGTTTTATAGCACCAGCCATTTGGACCCAATTAAAATGGTGAGCAGTACCACATACTATTTCCTTTGCTACTGTTGCTACTCCTGAATGTACTCTAATATCATCACAAATTAATAATATTTTTTTTCTTTTATCCTTAGGGATATGTTTAAAATCTTTATTCATAAAATTATAATTCGATATTTATTTGATTGGTTATTTGTTTACGGAAATCTTCATTTGTAAGGTACAAAAACAAAGCACGGTCTGCAAGTTTTTGGAATGAAAATTTACGTTTTACACATTCAATCTTAAAATTTTCGAATAAATCACTTTGAACTTTAACACTAGTTAGTGTCATCTTTTTTGAATTACTCATAGTCTTTATTTATTAAAACATTATTTATTATATATACGTATGTGTGAACCTACGAAAAATGTTGTTTGGCTCCACATAACTCTTTTTCTTCTCCATAAGGACAAAAGTTACAATTCCATTTAGAAGGTGATTTTGGATAATCAGCTTCTTTTATTTTTCCACTTGAATTGAAACATTCATTAATAAAATCATTAATAGCATTTTTTGCTCTTGATAGTTTAATTTTACCACTTGGTGGGGTAAATTGTTGTACTCTATAAGCTTGGTAGGGTGACATAAGCTTTTCATCATCAGGATCTAATACTTTCCTTTTAAGAATAAAAAACTCAATCTCAATTTTATCTAAAGGTATTCCATATTGTTCTGAAAAATATTGTTTATATAGTAATAATTGAAATTGTTTATTTTCATCTTTTTTGGCATAATCATTCCAACCACCAGTACTTGTTTTTATATCGATTATTTTGAATGTCTCTGTTGCTTCATGATATGTTACAACATCAAGATACCCCATGTATAACACGTTATTTAACATTTTATTTGGTGCTACTACAATAGGTATTTCACAACCTACTAAATATGTATCCTTTTTACTAAAATATTTACTACGTTTTTTCTTGAACCATTCTAAAATAGCAACCCCATCTTCAAAAAACTCTCTCATTTCAACCGCATCCGAAAAATGAGAATCATTATTTTTTTTATATTGTACTTCATATTCACTTATATATCTACTTTGAAAATCTTCTTTTAGATCTATTTCTCTATCTGCGGCAGCAAAGGATTTTTCATAAGCATAATCTAAATAATATTGCATTGATTCATGCATAGCTGTTCCAAATACAGTATGAATTGAAGATGTAAATCTTTTAATTTTATCTTTATACTGAAGTTTCCATCTATGAGGACATCCTCTAAATATAGACATCTGGGAATAGGATATATTCTTTTGATATGCATAATTAATAGGAGGGGGAGGATTATTTCTAATCTCTTTTACTATTTTAGGGAGTTTTTTTGCCAAAATTTATGTATTATCTATATAAATTATTACTTGATTATAGTACTCTATAAAACGATCATTCCATAAATTCCATTTAATATCTGTCCCATCAACGGCATTAACATTATATTTAGGAAATAATCTTAAATATGTGTCTCTAAAAAATTTAAATTTTGTTTTTAATTCTGGGGTGTCTAGATGCCATTCTCCTGCTATTTTGGTTACGTTTTCTTTAATCCAAAATAAATTTTCTATTGAAAATATATCATACTCTCCTCCCTCACAATCTGTTTTTAAAAAATCAATATTTTTTATATTATTTTTACTTACTATTTCCATAAAGGGTATTGTAGAAATAACAATTTTTTCTTTATTATCACCAAAACCATAATCATCAACTAAAATATCTTCCTTACCTATTCCATGGGGTATAGTTGTATGAGGTATTGTTGAAAGATTATCTTCTAATACTTCAATTTGTGACAACGAAGGTTCTACACAATATATATGTTTGGGGTTTTGGTCTTTTATTGAAAAACTAAAGGGACCTATACTTGCTCCAGCATCAAAAACGATATCACCTTCATTTACTTCAAAATATTTTTCATAGATTTTCATCATAAATATTTCTTTAAAGATGGTTTCACGGTACCAATCATTAGACCCACCCCAATTAAAATCTTTTACAGGATATTTCATTTTTTCCATTTGTTACGGCCTACTAAAAGACCAATTATACCATAATTAGCTATATCTATAAAAGTATCTTCCATACCTTCACCTTTAACATAATTTCTACCATTAACCATTAAATTTCTTAAACGCGATATTTTATCGGTTAATCTAATAGCTAACCCAGTTAAGGAGAACTTTTTATCATCGCTATTATTAACGATATCTCCACCTAATGCTATGTTATTAAGCCCATAATCCATATGTTTACGAGCAAACATTTCGTACATTTCATCTTGTATATTTTGAAATTCTTCTGCTAATGCTGGATATTCTTCTTCAAAAAGAGTTATGATTTGATTTGTTTCATCATCTATAAATTCTTTGATCTTTTTGCTTGGATATTTTCCATCCATAATTTCTCTATCGCTCATAGCTATTTGTTTTATTTTGTTACCAAAATGACCCTCATTTTCTTCTAAATATTTTGTTACTGAACTACCCATTTAGCAATCCTTTAGTATTGAAATATTTGGCTAAAGTTGATAATCTATCATCAGCATCTACTAACATAATTAGAGCTTCTTCAGCATTTTTATAAAAATCTTCTGTGGAGTGATCTCCTATACCAACTGCTTTATTACCTAATAACTCAAGTGATAATAAAGCTTTGGCTTTATCTGCTTGTGCAGATTTATTTAACATATCATATAATTTACTCATTTTAATAAGGGTTTTATTTCTTTTTTATTTAATCCTCTGTTAATTAATATACGACTAATTTCTGTGGTAGCCAATATATTTATATATTCTTTTGCTTCTTTATTTGAACATTGAAAATAATCTTTAATGTGGTCTGTTAAATCTTTATTAGGTTGTTTTACCTTAGATTTAACATATTTACTCCATTTATTATTTTTAGGAATAAATTCCTTATATATGTTGTAAATCATTCTTTTTTCCTGTGGAGGAAAATCTTGAACATAATTTACAATTTCTAAGTAATCAGGATTCATAGATAAAAATCTATGTATCATATAACTATTCCAAACCTCCCAATCTTTATCTGTAAAGGATTCAACTGGGGGTTTGGTGTTATTAATTGCTTTTAACCAATCAAAGATATTTTTCATTAAAGAGTATGATCTTTATATTCTTCTCTTAATTCTTTTGGAATTGATGATTCTAAAATTTTCTTAGTGGAGGGGTCATAAAAAACTGGTATTGGGAGTAAAGCATCCTCGTCTGTACCCATTACAAATTTGGATACAGTCCTTAATAATACTCCTTGGTTAAATAAAATACCCCCATCAAAATTTTCAATGGATGTTGTGTTTTTTAAATCAATAGGTGGACCTTGTTGTTGCTGTTGCATAATTATTTAAATTTTATTAAAGTTTGAATTAATGACATTATATTTATTTCCTTGTCAATACGGAAATTTGCTTTATATTGGTGTTCGTTTATTGCTAATACTGCTGTACCTTCTTTATCTTTATAATATTCAGATGAACGATCGTAAAGTGCTCTAAATAACTCATCAAAATCATCTACATTAGCATCTGCTATAATTTGACGTATAGTATTAAATGATGATACTTTATTACCTTTAGATAATTCAGTAATAACTTTATCTATATAATTTGATGATACTAATATTGAATGGTCTAATTTAAGATATAAATCGTTTGCACCACCATCTACAGTTGATAATTGTATAGTATTAATACATTTACGTAAATCAGGATAATATTGATTAACTAAAGGTACTAAATCATTTATATCATGTTCAATATGCTCTTGTTGTAATATCCAATTTAAATGTTTAGCAACATCTTTTTTGGTTGGAGGTACAATTTTAAGTACTTGACATCTAGATTGTAAAGGATCAATGATACGCTCTACAAAATTACAAGTCATAATAAACCTTGTCGTACGTGAGAAAGTTTCAATAATATTACGGAGTGAAGCCTGCGCTTGTATAGTAAGAAAA